TTCTGTGTACGCAATGGCTCTTTTCGCAGTATTGACTGCACTCTGAGGATAGTCTGTAAACGTTCTCTTAACTGCATACTCTTCTAGTTGTTTTTCGGTTTCTTGCGTTGCCCCTAGTGGTAGGAGTCCAGCAGGTACAAAGAACTGGTCCATCACAGGGTCGTAGTCATAACCCATAGCCTCACGTTTCTCACTACCTGTCAACCACCAAGCATCCTTAACCTGCTCCATCACCGCCTTCATGTCGGCTTGTAGTGCTGGTACGCTTTCTAAGTCATAATCAATGTAGAATTGTCCGCCAGTCTTTTCGTTGTATCTGCTAACAAGCCATCTGTTCAGCTCATCTCGGAATGTATCTAGCTCAGGTAGGACTTTCTCATAGTAGAGAGCCTTACGTGCTTCCTTGACGTTGTTATATACCTTGTTATCAGGGTCGTTTAGTAGTGCCGAGTTGATTTGGTAGATGTTACATAAATCTCTAAGCGTGAACTTCTGCGACTCGATAATGTTCATATCGACCGCACTCATGCCTATTTGCTTCCAGTCCATGTTAGCCCCTGTAATTACAATGCGACCACGCTTGTGCGGACCGCCATACTTCTTGTAATACTGATTCTCTAACTGACTGGCTTGTTCTTCGGTCATGGAGTCAGGGTCGACCGCCAGGATACCCATTGCTCCGCTATTCTGTAATAACGCTGTCTGTGCTGTGTACGCATCGTTTGACTGTCTAACCACTCTAGAACCTGCGTGTAAAGGAGATAAACCGTACAAGTGAGAGCCAGTACCCTCATAATCAGGACTCCAGTATTTCATGTGTAATACTTCCTCAGGCTTGAAGTCTGTTCTTCTTGTACCTATCTCTAAGCTGTACCCAGTAACTACCGAGTCGCCCCCCTTTCCTGCTCGTACCCTCATGTATTGAGAGGGCATAGCATACAGCTCGTTAATCAATCCTGCGTTTGCCCCATTCTCAAGAATAACCCCATGCACGTAAGAGTTCCCTGTTATCAACTTAAAGCCCATCACGTTTTCAATAAACTCACCCCAGCCCTGCAACTCGTTAGGCTTCTCGAGTAATTTGTAGAGCTTGTTGTTAGGATCGTGTACCTCTTGTAGTCCTTCGTTCTTGGTCTTTAGTACCTTCTCAAAGTTGTATTGCTTCGCCTCGCTTGGAAGCCTTCTATACTTACGATACTTCGCCTCATCGCTTACCTCATATAATACCCATGATACAGAACGCATTGCATTCGTAATCAGGTTAACAATCGAGTAAACATCAGGGTTAATCATGTACCCCTTATAGACATTCTCTCTGTCGTTCTCAGGGTTAAGAATAGGATAGTTCGTACCCACGAAGTCTAGTAAGGCGTTGTTCATCTTGTCCGCCTTAAACTCCATTCGTGCCTTCTCTGCTTCCTTTGTTACTTTGCTAGGTAGCCCCAGCCAGTCTAGATAACCCATCCTGTATTGTGTTTTAGCATTAGTTCGGTGAAGCCCCACACCAGCGCATCTATTCTATCGGGTGATTCCTTATGCGTTGGATTCCATGTCGTCATTTGTAGCTCTAATTCAGGAAAGTTTGTGGTGTGATATATTAAGCCCTGCTCGTATAGAGAAACAATCGGCTCGGCTCTTACTGCCTTGCCTCTCGTTGCTCGAACTGCTTTGTAAGATACCGAATTGTCGGCTTGTCTGATAATTGCCTCAATCATGTCGCCTCCGTTGTTCACCTCTCCCACAACTCTATCGGCTTTCCACTTACGATACAAACTCAATGCAACATTCGCCCACTCATTCGGTGAGTACGTTCCGGACTTATCCTCTAAGACATATCCCTTATTACCTGCCTTGCCTACTACTACGATACCAGTTAAATCCGAGTTCTTATTACTTGTTACCGCAGGGTCTATCGCCACCACGATTCTATCGTATTGCTCAACTGTTCCCCTCTTGATAATGTCCCACGTCCATAGTGCCTCATCGTCATCTTCGTAGTGTTCGCCAAGAAAGTTCCTGCTGTATTTAGCAAGGTTTGTCTCCTTCGTGAACTCTGCCATGCGTAGGAACTGGTCGTTGAGATTCTTCTTGTTATCCTCATATGTCGTATGGATATGGGTTGTGTTCTCGCCCTGCTTGAAAAAACGTTCATATTGCCACGAGCCTTTGTGTAGTGCGTTGGAGATAAGTATAACCCTGTTCTGTATGCCCTGTTTACGGATTGAAAGGTCAATCGTGTCGAAGCTCTCCTCATTAGGGTGTTCCTCAAACTCCTCATAGACCCATGTGGTAATACCCTGCAACGATTTAAGGTTGGCGGTTTGGTTCCCACTTGATGTCTTGATCCCCGAGAATAATATCTCCGTGCCTGATGCTTTATTGATAATAGCGTCTTTCGTGATATGGAAGTCGTTCTCGATTTCACAGATTTTTAGCTTCTCAACAAACTCAGGTATGATGGATTTACTAGCACTTGTAATGGTGTAGCGTGTGAATAATATCTTATGCCCAGGGTGGTAAGATAAGTGCGCAACAAACAACGCAACCGCAAACGACTTGCCCGAGCCTCTGCCCCCACTTAGATAGATATACCTATCCTTCGCCTCCCCTATCTTGCGGAACTTGTGATGGAGTTCGATTTCATTCATCCGTCCACTTTATGCGAGTAATAATCTCGCTATTGCCTGTGGTTTCAAGCTCTTGTTTAGGCTGTCCGTAGGCTGAATCCATTAGGGCTTTATAGGCTGACGTATCACCTTTAAGGGCTTTGCTTATTAACGCAAGGGTCATCTTATCCTCTACGGTCATATCCTCCGTGTCGCCAGTCATCGGGTTTTTGCCCTTGTCTAGTGCTGTCAACCACTTCTTAATGATGGTACTACGGTTCTTTGAGCCTTTGGGTCGCCCTGCTGGGTTTCCTGATTGCCCTTTCTTAAACGGTTTTAGATTATCCTGACCAGCCACTGAAAACTCTCTGTTGATTTATTTCATCTTTGCTTTCACGCCCTTGTTCTCCAGCTCTGAATAGAGGCTCATTTGTTCCTCCTGGGACGTACATTCGATTAGGATATTATACGAGATTTGCTCCTCAGTTTCTTCTTGTTGGTATGGTATGTCCAATCCCCATCCATAGAGTTCGGTTTCGTTCCATTCATTCGCCAAGATTTCCCAATCCCAATCTCCTCCTGAGATGTTATCCTTTATGATAAACTCCCTTTCCTGCTCTTTCGTAATGTTATCGGCTACGACCACAGGCACTTCCTTATATCCTGCCTCCTGACACGCTCTGAATCTCATGTTACCTCCTAAGATAACCATGTCTTTGTTTACGACTATGGGTCGAAGGTCAAGCATCTCAGGAAACTCCTTTATAGAGTTAACCAGTTTCTTGAAGTTCTCATCTCTGATTACTCTAGGATTGTCAGGATTAGGCTTTATGTCTGTTAGCTTTTTGTATGTCATATCATGTTATTTGTGGGCAGGTGGGAAACCCCACCCACCCTTATTACTATCCTACAATGCGTCCATCCATAATGCGGAAGTTCTGCACCGAGTAGTTATCTCCATCTACGTCTACAATCGCTCCGCCATGATTCCACTTTGTATAAGCGAAAGGTCGATACATTGGCTCTAAATCACATAAGCACCCAGTAGAGAAACACGCTGTTTGCTTTCCGTTTAAGTTACCTTCGTGGTGTGAACTGGTTTGGTGGTTATGTCCTGCAATCACAGAAGTCTTGGCTCTTAGGAATAGACCTCGTGCAGGGTTTACCGGACTGAATATAGATTGCCCGAACTCATGCCCATGTACTACGTTAAGGTGTCCGAATAAGGCACGTTGCTTACTGTCTATGAGCGGAATGTCCAAATCATCCAGTCCTAGCACGTCTGATATTTGAAACCTGTCTAGGTTATATAGCTCAGGAGCGTTGCCTAGTAAGTACGAGTTCCACCTGTCCTCATGGTTGCCCAGCTTGTAGTAGATGTCCACGTTTAGAGCTGATAATCCCTCTAAGAACTCCCTCACCATATCCACTTCAACAGGCACGGTCTTAATGTTAGGATCCTTCTCCCATCGGCTGATCTTCGCAAAGTCTATCAGGTCGCCATTGATGTAAATACTATCTATGCCCTCTTTGAATCCATAGTCTAAGGCAGTATTGATAGATTCTAAATCGTGGTAAGGTATATGAAGGTCTGAAATAAGTAACACCTTCTTGTTATGCTCAGGAAGTTTCCATGCCTCTTTGGCTAGTTTATCTCCTTTCTTGATGTACTGCTCCATGTACTCCGAAGGCTTCATCTCCTCTCGGACAAACTTCTCTCTTGCTTTACTTCTATGGTGTTTACCCAAAGCCCCCCTTCTGTACCTTATGGCTCTGCGTATGTTTTCTAGCTCATCAGGATTGAACAGCCCTGGATTGTCCACGATGATCTTTCGTGCTAGTGTCCTGTTACCGAAGTCATTCGGCATCGTTTCCATGTACTTCTCGATAACATCTACTTGTTGCTTAGTCATAGTATTCCTCTCTGTTTCGCTTGATTAGTTATTCGGTTGTAGAATGGGTGGTCCTCATAAATGAGTCCGAGCTTACCCATAT